TATTGCTCAAAAGTATCTTGATCTAAATCGCTTAATCTTTTGTCTTTAAGCATATTGGCGTTGATGCCTCCAACTGAGCAAATCAATCGATTGATCAATTGCTCTTTGCTCATCTCAAGGCTAAAGAATAAAACTTTTTTTCTCTGATCGAGCAATTGGGAGAGCAAAAGAAAATGCAATGACAAAGCCGTCTTTCCCATACCTGGACGGCCTCCGATATAATAAAGACATCCATTCCTAAGTTTCATCATATGGTCAAGGTCTTTTAGATCGGTGCTGATACCATCAGATCTATTCTCCATCATGCTCAACGCCTCGTCAATTTGACTACTGAAACTCTCAATCTTCATGGGAGTCATCGCTTTTAATACTTGCATATGCTTTTGATAATGTTCGTCTAGCCACGCCAAAGAGATACCTTGTCTCAATAGTTGGGCTTTAAGATCATCAAGATAGCTCGTTCTTGCTGCAATATACCATTTGATATGCTGATTGACTGTTTCTTCAACAAAGATTTCACTTGATAAAGTATCGTAGTTATATTCAATTGTTGTCAGCACATCAGCAATCCAGCCAACATCAGTCAATTGTGGTAAATCCTTTTTCAGTGCATCAAATTGCATACGATATTCATCATGAACAGAGCATAGATCAACGATCTTATTTTGAGCTCGCAAGCTCTTGGCAACTCTAAAAATAGCGATGAGAGTATCATTGAAAAAGATATCCTCATTGGTGATCATTCTAAAGATGCAGTCTTTAGCTGGATGATCTCTAAGGCCTGATAGCTTTGCTCTATATGTATTATAAACAAGCTCACTATTTGGATCATTGGGATTTGATCTGATAAAGAGAGGCTCATCTTTATTTTCTGTTACTTGACCATATTGAAGCCATGTAGTTTTGATGAGTCTTGCTGCTCTGATAAATGGAATGCGAAGATCTGCCTCTGAAAAGTAGCCATAGACAGAGCAAAGCTTTTGCATGTTATAATCAAATCTTTGAGATGCCTTGAGCATTGGATCAGCTTGAGCAGGCTTATTTTCTGTCAGTGGCACAGTACCATTCTTTGATTGCAATAGATGAGCATAATCTCTTTGAAATTCAGTATGGCTTAATGGATTTTTAGAACTGATAGCATCATTCTTTGCTCTCCATTCAGCATATTCATCATTCCATCTATTGCGATCAGTGATTTCATATTGCTTTGAAACCACTTGCCAATTATTAAAGCCTCTCCAATGAGCAATTTCTGATTCACTTAGTGCCATTATCATTTGCTCCTGGTAAGAATTGCAATGCAGTTGGGACAGCATATAGAAAGAATTGGTGGCTGATGCCTGTTGCTGATTCAAGATTTAAAGCAACATTCATTTTGCAACATTTATGATCTCTTAAATTATTGTAGACATTTGCTTTTGACTCATTAAGTCTTTGAGCAATCTGTAAAACTGTTAATCCTGTATGTTGACGGATTTTAGAGATCTTCACTTGTGGATGGTGTGTCATGGTTTCTCCTTTATATTGACAATTTCTAAAGTAAAGCATTTTTTGAAAATAGTAAAGTATTTTTTGAAAATAGTAAATTTTTAAAGTAAGATATAAAACACTTCACTAAGCTCAGATAAGGAGAGATATGAGCAAGCTATTTTCAAAGAATGTTACCAGCTGGGGCGTTGCATCCAATATCAACAGGTGCAAGACAATGGGATCTATTGCCAACGGCCAAAGAGTTATCATGTTGCTTTTAGAGCTTTATGATGTTTATCCCATGCTCAAAAATTTATCGATCAAGCAAAGATATTCTGAGATGTCAAGATCACTGGGCATCAATGAGCGAACGATCAGAAGAACATGTCAAACTCTTTGCGAGCATGGATTTTTGCATAAAGAGAACAACACAAAGCCAACTGAGAAGGATGAGAGCAAGAAAGAGTATGAGAGCAATACTTGGTGCTTTACATCAAAATTGATCTTGAGATATTGGAAGTCATGGGCTGATTTCAATGAAGTCAATCAAGATATTTTGCCACCTGAAGCAAGCAATTTGATGATTAAAGAAATTGCTCAATCAGTCTTAGATCATGTGTTAAATGTGACTGTTACCCCTATGGACAAAATAGCCCCCCCTATGGACAAAAATGACCATACCCTATGGACAAAATCGCCCCCCCCTATGGACAAAAACGCCGAATTGTTAGGCAAAAATGCCGAATTGTTAGGCAGTTTTGACCATACATTATTAAGAGAGAAAGAAACTACAATTAAGCAAGACACACGCGTGAAAGAAGTTAAATCTGAGAATGATTTTTGCTTTTCTGATGCTCATGTTCCTAGATGGGATCAGATGAGAAATCTCCTAAAAGATGAAGTCATTCACATTGGAGAGAGACCAGTGGCAAAGCTTAAAGCAAATTGGCCTGAAGCACCTGAGCATTATAAGATCAATCAAGAGATGGGATATTGCAATCATCAAGCACTACCTAAGAAATTCAATGTTGAGCTTTCAAGGCAATGCAAAATCATCAGAGCTTTAAACAGTGAGAAAGTCTTGCTGCTTAAAAGTCAGATTGACATGAGCTTACAAAACTTTAAAGGCAAAGTTTCACAAGCTGAAAGAGATTTGATTGTCAATGCAACAACAATCCCAGTTAATCAAAAGCTCTTCATTCATGGATCAAAATCAGCAACTGAGCATATTGCAGTAGGCATCATGAAGTATGCTCTTTATCAAATGGAAAATGAAGATGAACGAAGATTTGGCTGTCCTTCTCTTTTCTTTGGGAGCTTTGATTATCTAGCTCAACTCAGAAGGCAACTCTATGATCGATATGCAAAACAGCATGAGGGCTTTGTTGATATCAAGGTTGATCTGCTTGTGGATAATGTGGAGTACATGATCATCTATGGACACTCAAACCAAACCAACAAGTTTATGCAATACCTACACAATGAGATTGATGAGATCATTAAGATCAGACCTCAGATGAATTTCATCATTTGCTCAACATCTCAGATCAATCAATGCTCAAAAACCATTCAAGAAAATTTCAAGTATATTGAAATCAAATAGCCTTGTTATCTGTTTAAGGTTATCCGCTCCACCTCTTTGAAGTGAATTTGTTGATGCGAAGCACATTGAGCGGACTAATCTCAGCCTCTTTTTTTCAGTGAAGAAACTTGTAAAATACTAAACTCAAATCGAGGCTGATCTATCTGAAATAATTTTTGCTTGTTGTGTGTTTAATATTTGCCAGCCTTCATCGTTGATGTTGAGATTTTTTTTACCTTGTTTTTGCTGGCACTATTCTAAATCTTAAAAATATCAATACCGTTGGCTCTCAAATACTCTTCACCTGTGGAGATCCACCTATTATCTCGATCTTCATAAATAACTGATTTGATACCAGCATGATGAATTAACTTAGCACACATTAAACAAGGTGGAGCGGTGACATAGATTGAGCATCCATCTGTTGCAATCCCATTTCTAGCAGCATTCGCAATTGCATTAAATTCAGCATGGTGGCAACCAACTTGGCTTTCTGATCCACTAGCTATCTTACATCTATCTCTCAGACAATCAGCACCTCCACAAAGGCCGCTTTGCTTGCGAGCAATTCCATTGAAAGATGAGATGATGGGCACATCACCTTTGACTATCACCGCTCCAACCTTTGCTCGACTACATGGTGAAAGACCAGCCATGATTTCAGCCATGCTCAAAAATGCTTTATCTTTAGCACTCATAGCAATCGTCCTCTTTGGATGCAAGACAAGCAATCTCAGAAGCAAGCTTGATGATCGCTTTAGATCTCTTTCCACACTTGCCTTTATTGCCTACAGCATAGCGACCCAAAGCGAGACAAACATCACCTTGACTCGTTGTCAACCATGTTTGATATGCCTTGATACCATACTCAATCTCATCGCAACCTTGACAATCAACAAATTGCTTTTTAACTTGCATGATACCTTCAGCACCTGCAGATGATACAAGGCCTCTCTCAAACTTGCTCTCATAGAAAGCAATCGCAATCATCAAGTTAGGATCAACTCCCATTCTCTCAGCCGTTGATGCAACTTGCTGGCAAGCTCTCATCCTGCTTGGGATTGACTTAGCCACGATCTTCTCCCAGCCTAAATCTTGCTTGACTTGATTGGGATTAAAGATCATTCCCATCACAAGCCAACATACATCAAAAAAGCTATTCATCTTCGCTCTCGTCTTTGGTGATATCATCCCAACTCTCATCATAAGAAATATCATCGTATGATAGGATGATCGCATTTTGATCAAGGATTGCTCGGCACTTTTTGCAATAGTGGTACTCAATACTTGATCCAGCTAAGGTTGATTTAATTTCATTTTGGCATCTTAGGCACTGCATCGATAAGCTCCATAGTTTTAGGGAAGATACTAGACGCAATAGTATATACAGCTTTAGCAAATTCTTGCATCTCAAATTGAGAATGATGGTCAAGACGAAGCTTTAAAAAGTGCATGATCGCTTGAGTACTAGCAGACCAAATGCATTCACTATAAATCCCAACTGGCAAGATCATTCTCGCTTGCTCTCTACATACTCCCAAATCAAGCAATCTTAGATAATTGTAGTAGGCTACTTGATAGCCTTGAGCAAGCAAAGTTAAAGCCTCGTCCTCTCGATTGTCATCAAGGTAGCCACTTGATCCTTGCTTGTTTTTAGTATCTTGCAATCTGAAATGATCAGGATAAAAAAAGCTCTCTTCAATCTTGGTGTATCGTGCTGATTGCTCATTCCAGGCACAGCCAACTTGGTGTTTCATCCATTGCCTTAAAATGAAGATTGGTGCTTTAATTCTAAACTTGATATTGCCATGTCTAAAGGGAGATGAATGATCATGATCCCAAAGGTATCGCAAAAGCTTTTCATCCCGATCAGTCCATTCATCACTTGCTCCAGCATAGGAAACACGAGCAGCATTCACTATTGCCAAATCGTCTCCCATGTGGTCAACCAATTCAACAAAGCCATCTGATACATTTATCTTCATCTTTTCTCCTAGAAAATTATTATATAATATTATATAATATTATACTTTCATGTGTTTATATAACACAAAGCAGGAGACAAAATTTATGTTAAATATCAAACTCATCAATCGCTTGATTTGCCTTGAGCAAGTCGTTGATGCAATGTTCAAAGACGATGCACCTGAGATCGCTGAAGCTCTAAAATTATGCATCAATGTTATATTTGGCGATATGATCAATGATCATACCAATGCAATTGAGCAACAATATTTCTCAGATAAAGAGGTGGAAGATAAGATATCTGATCTATCTAAAGCCAAAATCACAACAGACCACATCAAGCAAATTCAAAACTTGTACAAACAACTAAAGGATAAAAAAGATGCTTAATCGATTTACACTTATCGGACGCCTTGGCAACGATCCACAACTCAAAAGCTTTGGCGATAAAGAAGTAGTTAATTTCTCAGTTGCCTATAGTGAGAAGATCAAAGGCGAAGAGAAAACCACATGGTTTAATTGCGAAATGTGGGGCAACTTTGCGAAGATCGTACAAAGTCAAGCAAAGAAAGGCGATAAGATCACCGTTATTGGTCGCATCGTTATCAACGAACATGAAGGCAAGCAATATATTAAAGTGATTGCCTCTGAGGTTGTATTTCTATGATGAAGCCTAAAGATCGCAAATCGATTTTAAGTCTATATGTATCAACTAAGCTGATCAGCCTACTAGACACAATCAGCGATAGACATTCAGTTAAGATTTCTAAGTTGGCTGAAAAGATATTGCTTGACGGTCTCCAAAGAGATGAGATTGATCTTGCTCTTGAAATCGATGATGATGATGCTATTGAGAAAATCACAACTAAGATCATCAGAAAGCTAGATCATGGCAAAGACTAAAACCACCGATAAGACCGTTAAAAATGATATAGTTGATTCTAAAGCTGGCAAAAATAGCACAGCACTATCAAAAAAGCCACAAGAGGATAAATCTGAAATCGCAAGACAAAAAAGGCTGATATCAATTGAACAGGTGCTTGAGTTTATCTCTCAAGGTCTTTCTCAAGGCGATGCTCTTTCTCTTGTTGGTGTTGCATACAGTACTTGGAATGGCTGGATGAAGAGTGATCCTGAATTGGTGGCTGATATCAAGCGAGCTGAAATCTCTCTAAAGATCAAGCATCTTCAGAATATCCAGCGACATTCAGAGAACGATGTTAGAGCATCTCAATGGTTACTCGCTCGTAAATTCCCTTCTGAGTTTGGAGAGAAGCAAACAATCGATATGAATTCAAAAAGCGATGATAGCAAGGTGATCATCAATGTGATCCAACAGGTGCAAAAAGAGAAGCATGCTCAAACGATAGAGATCAAGCATGAGCTCCCAAATGAGAATGATCATGGCACAGACGAAGAAGATTGATATTGAGCTCAAACTCAATCCCTTGCAAATCGATCTAGTTGATCGATTGATTTACTCTGATGATGCTTTCATTGCCGTTAGAGCAGGTTGGGGCAGTGGCAAGACTTCAGCTTTAGTTTTTGCTTTGTGGACTTGGTCAAGCATCCATCCCAATAAGTCATCTTTACTAGTCACTGATACAGCTCCTCGATATAGATCGGTGCTTGGTCCTGAGCTTGAGAAGTGGCTTGCTCCTTATGGTTGGGTCTATCATCAGCAAGATGGCAAGTGGCTTGCTCCAAATGGTCATGTTGTTTGGTGCAGATCCTACTTTAGACCAGGGACAAGAGATGCAACACATAATCCACTTGAAGGCCTCAACATAACTTCAGGTCTTGCATTGATTGATGAGTGTCAAACTCTATCTGAAGAAGTAGCACAAAAGACGCTTGGCCGTCTTAGATCAGGTCCATCGCCTAAACTCATCATGGTAGGCTTGCCTGTATGGGATGCTTGGTGGGTGAGTTTTGCTGAGAAGGCTGGATGCACTCCAATCTTTTATGCAAGCCATGTCAACAAAGCCAACCTATCTGAAGCTTGGTTTGATGCTGTCAACAACTTGCCTGAAAGAGAAAGGCTTGCGATGGTTGAAGGTCTACCTCAATCGCCTTCAGGTCTTATTTATAGCGAGTTTAATGCATCTACTCATATCGTGAGAGGTTGGGAATATAATCAAGAGTTTAGTTCTAGGATTGCGATTGACTTTGGCTTTAGAAAACCATCAGTCTTGATCTTAACCTTTGATCCTAAACTTAATGCAGATATCATCACAGCTGAGATCAATCCTCAAGAAATAAAGCTTTCTGATTTAGCATCTCAGATTTTACAGATTGCTTGTCCTAGAGAACTAGCCTCAAAATATCCCAATCGTATTTTATTAGATGCTGCTAGTGGTGATAAGGCTGGAGCGGCTAGAAATGATCAGACGGCCTTGAGTGCTTTTAAGGTCTTGAAGAATGCACCTGAGGATGGTGGCATAGGAATGGCTTTTAGATGGTGCACTGATCCCGTCAAGACTGATGTCATGAATGGAATTATGAGAGTAAAAGCATTGCTAGAAGACAAGCGAATTTTAATCAAAGATACTGTTTGGGATGAAGGGATGAACAGTCGTGGAAACTCAATCAGAAAAGCGATCTTGTCTTATGCTTGGGATGGCAAAGAAGCACCTAAAAAAGACGGTCAAGAAGATCCACTAGATGCATTGAGATACGATGTGATCAATTGGAATTGGCGAGACAGTGGCTCGGTATCAGTCAGCATAAAAGCAGTATCTAAAAAATATGCAAATATTCATAACTCATCAACACCTAAAGCCAATCGATTTTAAGAGGCACTGATGCAAGACAAATTCAAGAAGATCACTGATGATCTAGCACAAATCTTATCTGCCAAAGATGAAGCCTATGGCAACGCCTTTGACAAGACAACTCAAATTCTATCTTTGCTTTATCCCAATGGGATTAAGGTTGAGCAATACAAAGACCTTCATGTCATCATTCGTATGCTTGATAAAATCTCAAGAATTGCAAGAGATAATGATCCAATGGGAGAATCGCCTTATATGGACATAGCAGGCTATTCTATTCTTTCACTTGCTAGGAATGACAAATGCTAGAAGAAAACAAAATCCATTTAGGCGATTGCCTTGACCTGATGCCGTCCATTCCATCGAAGTCGGTTGATATGATCCTTTGCGATTTGCCTTATGGAACAACGGCTTGCGAGTGGGATTCTATTATCGACATGGCTAGGCTTTGGGCTGAGTATGAACGAGTTATCAA